AGGGACTTCATACTTTCCTATATTTTCAAAATTAATATTTACGCTTGGATATTGATCAGGAAGAAATCTACCAATCACTGGTATTTGATCTATTATTGCATTAGTAATGGTTTTTTCAAGATTGTAAGCAGATAATAATCCTGTGTTGTCTGCAATGTATTGATCAAGTTTATCATAATATCGTTTTGTTTCTAAAGGAACTATTGCAGCAGGTCTTACTCCTTTTGACATTACTAATTTTTTTTCAGGCATGAAAACATAATTAGTTTTTTCTTCTTCTATGTATTCTTTTGTTCCTGGAATTTTCTTTTTATCAACCATGCTTAATATTTTATCTTTATAATTATCTCTGTTATCACCGTCACCATCTTTAAAACCACCACTTGGGTCAGCTTCTTTACCAACGTTAGTTGCAAAATCTGTTAAATCATCTTGAACTGAATAATTATTTCCACCTCCTCCAGTGTTTTGATTTCCACCACTAAAACCAGAACCTGATTCTGTTTCTCCTTGATCATCATCACTTGCTGGATCAGATTGTCCGCTTTGATAACCTCCTGGTCCTCTGTATCCAGGTCGTTT